GTCCCAATAGGTAGTCGGTGGACACATTAAAATAGTCAGCAATTTCTTGCAATCTTTCAGCATTTGGCTTTTTGTTTTTCATACTATAGATTGTATTTCTACTATATCCAAGTGTTTCCTCAAGTAAATTAATAGAAATTCCACGCATTTGGCAAAGTTCTTTTATCTTTTCGAATAAAGAAAACATTGATTTATCAACCTTTCTAAGGCATGACAAAAAATATTTAAACTTTTGTTTGAAAAAGTGTTGACAAATAACAAACTATAGTTTAAAATATTATTCGTAAGCTAAGGAGTTAGCGAATAACACTACTAAAAAAATAAAACCTTAAAAACTGATTGCCGTCCGTTTTGTCTAGGTGAAATTTACCTTTTTAGTAGGTCTTTTCTCTATGCCTAAATTCTAATCTATAGATTGTTTTTTGTCAAGGAATTAGCTAACTTTTTAAATAAATTTTTAAAAGGAGGACCAGAGATGAGTCAACAACATCAAAAATGGATTCAATTGGTAAAAGACAAATTGAGTTCAGAAGGAATGACACAAACGCATCTTGCTCGTGCTTGCGGAGTGAAGAAGCCTACCATTTCAGAATTGCTGAAATACGGTAAAGGAAGTGACAGACTTAAAAATCGAGTCTGCGATGTCTTAGGTATCGATGAGACTTGGGTTGATTTAGGAGAGTAAGAGGTGAAGAAAATGGAAAAATCAATTTCAGAAGAACTTTTAGAGAATTCAGTGCCGATTGAAAGGCTGGCTAAAGTGTCTATTGAGCTATCGAGCGGTAAAATACTAAAGGTGACAAACACTGTAACGAACATTGTTGGAATATTAAAATTTGTCGAAAATCCAAAAAATAGATTTTTGGACATAGGTGGCATAAGGATTAATATCAGTCAAATAGCTTATATGCAGTTGGGAAATGTAAATTCTTATGCAATAGATAGGCGGGTAAATAAATAAAAAATGAACGAAATCACTTTATCAAACAATCTATCTCAGATAGAACTTGAAATCAGTCACCACAAACAAATAGCCGGTCAGTCCATTTGGGAAATCGGCAGACGCTTGAAACACGTTAAAGAAAATAACCTAGCTCACGGAGAATTTGGAAAGTGGGTAGAAGGTATAGGAATCGCAAAAACTGAGGCAAGTCGCTTCATAAAAATAGTGGATGAAATTCCAAATTTGGGAACGTACACAAATTTAGGAACAAAAGCTCTCTATCTCATCGCAACTCTTCCAGAAGAAGAGAAAGAGGAGCAGATCCAACGAATTGAGGATGGCGACACTCCAACGGTACGAGAACTGAAGGAAGTCAAGAAAAAACTCAAGCTCAGCAAGAAAGTCAATGAACAGTTACGAGCAGAGAACGAGAAAATCAAGTCTTCCAAGGTCGAAGTCAAGGAAACAATCAAGGAAGTTGTTCCAGATGACTACAAGGCCACTCAGGATCTCAACAAGCAATTGTTAGAAAAGAATAAGGAACTTGCAAAAGCAATCAAAGATGCTGAAGAGCGATCTAATTTCATTGAAAAACAATTGAATGATACACTGGCCCAGCGTGAAGAGGTTGATAAGAAATCTGCTCAGTATGATGAATTGACCAGAGCCATTGAGGAATCACAAGGGCAACTCAACAGCGTACAAAAGCAAATCTCAGCTTACAAGAATATCACAAGTCTTCTTCAAAAGGGAAATGATTTCTTAGCAAGCATGGGTGGTCTAATCTACGCAGACGAGGAGAAAGTCCTCAAAGCAGACGGGATCATCCGAAATGAATTTGATAGTTTTATCAATCGTGGCTTACGCTTCTTCCATGATCTGGATAAGATCAGAAAGGAAGATAACGATATTTTAGAAGGAGAATTTGAATGATGAATGAAGTCGAAAAGGTCAACCATGACCTAACAACAGAAGATGTGATGATTCACGCTTTGCAGGAATTGAAAAAACTGAAAGAAGGGCAATCGGTTCTATCTGCCGATGTGGATTATCTAAAGAATGAGCAACCAGTGAATCCATCCATTTGCTTGGCATTAGAAAAACTTCGTAAACAGAAAGTTGTATCACTACTTGGTGGAAAAAACAGTCAAGCCTATTGTGATCGGCATTTTGCCCAATCTGTATTTTCTCAGGCTGCTAAAGATTTCAAAGATTATTTCCGTATTCCACGGTACGATCTATTGAAGCGTAAAGATGAAGAGCGTGCATTTGACTATTGGAATAGCTGGGAGCCATCAGCAAATACCAAACTTGAAATTAAAAACCGAAATGGACAGATGAGTTTGATTGGGTAGGTAGAAACAAATGAGCGAACCTTTAAAAAAAACATTGCAAATCGAAAATCTAGAAATTAAGATCAACAGTGATTCTAGCATACCTCACGTTATTTTAAATGGAGTTGATTTTCAAGCTGAAGATATCGGTTTACAAGGAATAAACATTGTTTGGGAGACAAGCAAGGACGAAGTACCTGAAACTCTGATCCAAATCGACTATATTAATGGTCGGGAGCATCCTCAAGAGATATCAATTAAGCAATCATTTCCTAACACTCTACTTAAATAAATTGTATAAGGAGAAATAAATGAAAATGAAATTAAAAAAAGAACTTGTTAAAAAACAAGTCCTTAGTTCAAAAGATGGAAAAACTTCTGTAAAACTTAGTGATTCGATTATTCACTTTCAAAAGTAATTACAAGTTTACCATCAACAGTATTGGAAATTGGTTTTCTATTAGACCAAACTTCGTGATCTTCACTTTTAACTAATAGAACTAAACCATTTTCATGTACTGACAAGAAATCAATAAATTTCTCGTTATCTACTGTTGTAGCAAATTTCAAAACAGGTTTAGATGATGGATCAACACTGTCTGCACCTGAAGTTGAAAAACGATATGACAAGAAACTTACTTCATTAGGCAACATTTCATTAATGTAATTCATAGATTCCCTCCTTTCATAGAAATTGACAGACGATTTTCATAAGGAGTAAGAGGTCTTATTTAATCGTTTTTTTGTCAGTAGTAACTTAACACAATAATATAGAAAGGTCATCGGTCTTGAGATGGATTTTGAAGATGAAATTATAAAATTATCTGACTGGTTAATTGAACAATCAGAAACTTATAGTGAAGCTTTAATTAAACTGAAAAGGCTTACTAAAAATATAGCTCATGAAATAATTTTAAGAGCTCTAGAACAAAAGAAAAATTAAAGTTAGAAAGGAGACGAGAATGTCACAATATCCTATTCTAAATCAAATAACTCAAACTCATAACGAGAACTATATTAATCAACTTTTTGAAGAACTCGTATCTCTAAATATCAAAGCAATGGAAGAAGCCAAACGCAGACAAAGCAGACAAATTACATGGGTACCGATCAAACAGCTACAGGAAGCAACTGGCTGGGGCAGAACCAAGCTGGAAGAATGGCGTGATCAAGGAAAATTCCAATTTCAACAGTCCGGCAAAGGTGGGAAGTATCTGTATAATTTGGAAGATGTTCAGCGATTCTGTCGAACACTACAAAAATAAAAAGCACCCTTTGAAAAAGGCGCTTTGAAAGAACTATAAACTAATTATAACACAATTTGAAGGAGAAGAAATGGATCCTATTAAAAGATTATTAAAATTGATGGAATGGCAAGACGCCAATCGCCCGCTAAAGGTAGAGGAAAAAGCCAAATTGATGAAATTGCCAGATAACGAATTTGAAGATAAACTTCATCAGATGGCTCTGGATTTTAAGAATGATGGGGTGATTAGAGTATGAGCTTAAAACAATTAAAAATTACTTTTTTATCACTTACAGCACTATTCTTATTGTTTGTAGGCGCAACAATGAAAATCATGTACGATCAAGAACAACACATCAAGGATCTAGACAATGCGGTCCAAATGAACTTTGAAAGTACAGGTCATTGGGCCGAAAGTATCGAAAAAATCAAAGAGACCAATAAGGCTCAAGATGTGATGATCAATAAATTCAACCGGGAACTTTTCCCGCAAAAAGAAACAAAAGAGGTAGAAGAAAATGACAACAATTGAAATTATTTTAGCAGTAGCTTTTGTAACATATATTTTATTTTCAGGATTCGCAATCTATGTGATGCGTGAAGTAATCGTTCGCCAAAAGTCCAAAATGAAGCATTACAAATCAGCAAAATATCAGCGTGAAATGTGGAATAAGAGAATGTCAGAAATTCATCAAAAAAGAACTGTGAAAGGAATGTCAGAACTATGAGCGACAACGTACACAATCCAAAACACTACCAAGGACGGAATGGTTTAGAAGCCATCGACGTCCATCGCAACTTTATGAATGATGAGCAGTTGACCGGATACCATTTAGGTAATCTACTTAAGTATCTGCTTCGTTATCGTAAGAAAAATGGCATCGAGGACTTGGAAAAAGCCAAGGTGCACATGGATTGGTTGATTGAAAAAGAAAAAGCCATGATGCTACAGCTAGAGGCATTGACAAAGACAGAGGCATTGGTTGGAGGTACAAATGATTAATAATGTTGTACTTATCGGGCGTCTGACTCGTGATGTAGAACTTCGATACACTCCTCAGAATCAAGCTGTCGGGCAGTTCACACTTGCTGTGAATCGGAATTTTAAAAACCAAAATGGTGAATATGATGCTGACTTTATCAACTGTGTGATTTGGGGCAAGTCGGCCGAGAACTTTGCAAACTGGACCAAGAAGGGTAACCTTGTCGGCATCACCGGTCGTGTCCAGACTCGCAATTATGAAAATCAGCAAGGGCAGCATGTGTATGTGACAGAAGTGGTTGCTGAAAGCTTTCAGCTTCTTGAAAAACGTGACAATTCAGCTAATCAGAATTCAATGGCTGAGCAGATGCCACCTTCATTCGCAGGAAATCAAATGGATATCAAGGATGATGATTTACCATTTTAGGAGGTGATGAGAATGTCGGACAACAAAAAATATTACTACCTAAGAGTTAAAGAAAATTTCTATGACAGCGATGAAATGATCATTCTAGAAAGTATGCCAGATGGCTTTCTATATTCTAACATTTTAATCAAACTTTACCTCCGCAGTTTGAAAAACAACGGTAAGTTGATGTTCAATGATCGAATCCCATTCAATTCTGAAATGCTTTCAAAAATAACAAGGCATCCTGTGGCAGTAGTAGAAAAAGCTGTCAGCATTTTCAAGGAAATGAACCTAATTGATGTTTTGGATAATGGCGCCATTTTTATGCTAGACATTGAATCATTTATTGGAAAATCGAACACGGAAGCTGATAGAAAGCGTGACTATCGCAGAAGAATTGAGAAGGAAAAACAAAAAATATTGCTGGGACATTTGTCCGGACAAATGTCGGACGAACATCCACCAGAGTTAGAGATAGAGAAAGAGAAAGAAATAGAGATAGATATAGAGAAAGATTTAGAGAAAAATACGCTCAAAATCATCGTAGATGAATATCAGTCTCGTATTTCACCAATTGATGGAATCCAATTTGAAACTTTAAAAGAATTCATCACTCTGGATGGTATGGAACCAGATGTAGTTTTAAAAGCTATCAGTTTGGCCGCTGACAATGGTAAAAGAAATTTCAGCTATATTAGAGCTATTTTGCAAAATTGGAAAAACGATGGATTGTTATCAATTGCAGCAGTAAACGAACGAGAACGGAAGTTTCAGGAAAGCAAAACAAAAGGACAACCAACAAAGCAACAATCAAACGTTCCAGATTGGTCAAAACCAAATTATACCAATCAAACAAGTGATCAAGAGAAAAAAGCTTTGGAGGAAGCAAAAAATAAAATGCTACAGAAATTAGAAAAGGATGGGAAGTAATGTTTATTTTAAAACATGGATCAAAACAAGCAAAACCATTTGTAAAATCTGTAGTGATTGGGACCACTGGTTTGGATGTCTCTTTCTCTGAGGAAGCGAAAGCAATGAAATTCGCATCTCGTGGGGTAGCTATCCAGGTAGGAAATGCTTTAAGAAAGTCATTCGGTACATTCTATCCAGTAGAAATTGATAATTGAAAAAGGAGTTGTAATGTATCATGGCAGGCTACACCAAAAATCAGATAGAACATTTCAAAGAGCAACTCAAGCTCTTAATGAAAAGCCATAACTTAACAGCTAGAAAATTATCCGAAGAAATAGGCTACTCAATGAATACAATAAGCAGTCTATTGACTGGCAAAATAAAAGTACACGAACGTCACATACTACTGATTTGCCAATATTTTCAAATCAGAGAGAACTCTCTCATGGGTGATGCAGATGAGTTAGCTGATTATAAGCTATATGAGAACGGACGTTATTTATGCACCGGATCATTGAAGAAGTTAAGCAAAATTACAGGGAAAGATAAATTGCTATTGAAATTCTATGCAGATTTAAACAAAAAAGGCAAAGAGACTGGCAATCTAAAACTTGTGAAAAAATAGAAAGAGGTAAAAATGGAGAATTTAATTTTAAACAAAGTAAAACAATGGTTTATTGATCGAGATCTAGAAAACGGGGGCCGGCTAGATAAACAGTCCTTAAAATTAAGTGAGGAATTTGGTGAGTTATGTGCAGGATTCTTGAAAAAGAATGAAGCACTAACAAAAGACAGCATTGGTGATTGTGCTGTAGTAGTTGTAGGTTTAGCATTGCTGATCAACGAGGATGTACAGAGCATTTTCGAAGAGTCTAACAACATTAGGCGAAAAGAAGCAATGGACTGCTTTAAACTGCTGAATGCCAATATCAGTGAGTTCCAGCTTTCTCAAGATTTAGCAAGCAAAAAAATGTGTCGTCATAACCTTGTGCGCATTGTAGCCTACTTGAAATCAATCGGAAATATTTTAGGTTATGAATTCCTGGAATGTTTCACTGGGGCCTATAACGAAATCAAAGATCGAAAAGGCAAATGGATTGATGGCTCATTCGTAAAAGAAGAGGATTTGCCACATGAACAGATTTAAAGGGGTACGGATTGAATAAAATGATTGTATGGGCCCTTTTTGATAGTGGAAATGGTAGCTATACAAAAGGGATTAAGGAACTAAATGAAAAACGATTGTGCAATATCGAGGTTTATCCAATAGGGATAGATATTGAAAAAAGAAATAATCACTTTATAAATTTGAATCTTGCTGATTACAGTCGTCTATTTGGGGATAACACCTTGTTTGGTACGCTGGATAAGTTACCAAAGCCAGATCTAATCATAGCAAGTCCACCTTGCGAAAGCTGGAGCAATGCTAGTGCCATGACTGGAGGTAACGCTTGCTGGAAACAAGAGGACTTATCAGACAGTCTGTTCATTCCTCAGAAAGAAGCGAGCATGTTTACAATAAGAAACGCTTCAGATTACGAAGAAGCTTACATCAATTACAAATATGATCGTCAATTTATGAAGAGAATAAATGGGGAATTATGCGCTTTCAATACCATTGAAATCATCAAACGTTATAAGCCTATGTATTTTGTAATTGAAAATCCAGCAAGTGGTCGCTTATGGAAATATATCGATGAGGTCATAGGTTTTAAATTACCACACCTCAACCTAACAAGATACAACAATTATGACTACCCTTTACAGAAACCTACAAAATTCGCTAGTAATCTTGATTTAGAGCTTAAAAATGACATAATTAAGCAAGAAATTGAGTGGGGGAAATTTTCTAAATCTTACAATGAACGATCAAATATTCCACAAAAACTAGTAATAGATATTTTTAGCAAGGTTTACAATAAATTTTTAAAGGAAAAAGTCTAAATATCAGGCATTTTAAGCCCTTATTCGGCCAGCAAAGAGGACGACTCATTGGATGACTTCTGTAAAATTTGAGGAGGTGGAGTGATGGAAGAAATTATTATGGCTTCGTTGCCAAACAAAGAGTTAAATCGTTTGATTAAAATTGAAATCGCAGTTGAAAATCTAATCGAAAACGGAATTCTTGATGAAGATGTATTTAACGAATATTTAAAGGAAGTATAGAAGTCGAGGAGGTAACAGAATGATTCCAGACGGTTTCTTTATCAGAGAACTTATTGAAGATGAAGATATTATTTTTAGTAAAGACAGTGAATACCACAAGCAGAAGAAAAAAGAAAAGAAGAATCCTATTTTTAAAAGGAATAAGCCAAAGAAATTTTGAGGAGGTGGAGTGATAATGCCAAATTGGGCCAAAGGATCTCTTAAATTAAGAGGAAGAAGCGAAAATATTGCATCAGCATTAAAAGAAATGCTATTAAACGACACTGTGACACTAGAAGATGAATATGATGGCACTCTGCTTAAATTCAATAACACAGCTCCCTATTTTTACATTAATAAAACAAGACGAGCATTTATTGATCAAAAACAAATAGAAGTTTGGCTTGAAGAAAAATTTTGTATCGTTGAACTGGATAATTTCAAGCAAGCGTGGAGCGCTATTCCAGAAAATTATCAAGAAATTTCAAGTAAGTTTGATGTTGATATTAAAATTTTTACGTTTGAGTGTGGCATGGAATTCACGCAGGAAATTGAAATTTCAAAAGGTGAAATTATCAAAAATATTTGTTATGAATACGATGATTATCAGTGGGAAGTCCCGTTTAGCAATTTAGGAGGATAAAATGACAGAAGAAATTAAAATACTTGACGCTTGTTGCGGTAGTCGGATGTTTTGGTTTGATAAAAATGAAAGCCATACAACTTTCATGGATATCAGAAAAGAAAACTTTGAAATACACGGTAAAAAAGTCAACGTACATCCTGATGTTATTGGCGATTTCCGTGATATGCCATTTGAAAATAATACTTTTAATTTGGTTGTTTTTGATCCACCTCATTTGAAATGGGCTGGGCCTAATTCGATAATGAAAGCACAGTATGGACAACTTGATAAAGACACTTGGTCTGAGGATTTGGCTAAAGGTTTTGAAGAGTGCATGCGTGTTTTAAAAACAGGGGGAACGTTAATTTTTAAGTGGTCTGATTGCCAGGTAAATGTAAAAGAAATACTAAAGGTCATTCCATTTAAACCTTTGTTTGGACAACAAAGAGGAACAACCCACTGGATGACGTTCGTAAAATTTGAGGAGGTAGATTGATGGGATTTATTAGTTGGTTAACTTTGATATTAATAACTTTGAAATTGTTAGGTGTAATCTCTTGGAGCTGGTTCTATGTCTTCATGCCTGCAATAGCTGACCTAGTAATTTCTGTTTTGATTTTAGTGGTAGCTAAAATGATATGGGATAAGTAGGATTTGTTGTGTGAAAGCGAGGAGAAAAATGGCTAATGCAAAACGAACATCAGACATAACTGTGGCACTTTATGAATGGAATAAGTTAACAACAAGGAATATTGCTGAAGATGAAAAGGAATATTTTAATAGTGGCATTGAATTTATTTGGGAAGGCAAAACTCCAGAAATTGATGAAGAAGTCCTTGTCTATAATCCAAGCACACAAAAGATATACACTGATATATGGGTTGATTATGGGGAAGGAATTGGTTTTGAGGACACTGATGAAGACACAGTATTTTGGATGAGTTATCCGAAACCACCAAAGGAGATGGAAGAATGAATAAACAGGAATTGATTGAGTATTGTGAGTCTTTGAAAGGTAGTTTAAATAAGTTTATAAACGGAATTGATGTAAATAAGATTATCAAAAAGATTGAACAACTAAACGAACCGCAGAAAGTCACAGTACCGCAGTTTGTTGCTGATTGGATTAAAAAATGTAAAACATTTGAACATCTTATAAGTTTATCGTTTGCCCTAAATCCAATTTCGTGGGAAGAGAACAGACTATCAGACGAATGTATTGATTGGCTAAAAAGTACAAGCAATCAAGAAACATTCGCTCGTGCATGGCTTGACGGATACCGAATCGAGAAAGAGAAACGGTATCGGGTGAATGTTAAAAATATACGAACAAGACAAGGCACTTTAAATCGTAGCAAAAAGTCAGGAGTATTTATTTTTTCGAATCCAGAAGAAAATAATCTTTACGGTACAAAATTCACCCGCAAAGAGCTTGAAAATTCCGGCTTTGGCTGGGTGTTCGATTGTGAGGGGATTGAGATTGAGGAGGTAAAGGGATGAATTACAAAGTAACAGTAGATGGTAAAGAAATTGAATATGGCGCATTGGTTGAAAAATCACGTTTTTCAGAAAAAGAATGGTCTGCTATCTATGCGGAAATTGTGAAACAAAATCAGCCAGAAGTCTTTGAAAACAAGAAAGCAGATACTGACTACATAGATGCCTTTGGTTCTTTAATTGCTCTTGAGGAGCGCTATGAAGCGTTGCTTGAGTTGTTACCACAGGATGAATTTTCTTATGCTGGGACACATCCAAAATGGGTAGCTGATGCAGTTGCAGAAAATACATTAAATAAAGAAGACACGATAAACGACATATCTGATTTTCTTGAACAATGCTCGACTCTAAGAGAATTGCAGGACAAGCTGATGGAATATTTTGATTTACAAGATTGCTAAAAAAAGTCGAGGAGGTAACAGAATGAAACGGCCTAAACAATACCTATCTAGATATTTTATTCCTGAACTTATTGAAAATGAAGATATTATCTTCAATAAAGACAGTGAATATCACAAGCAGCAGAAGAAGGAAAAAAAGAACCCTATTTTTAAAAGGAATAAGTCCCAAAAAAAGATGGGCGCTATAAAATATTGAAGTAGGGGAAGAGGTAGAAATATGATAAAAAAATTATTAATTACAGTTTTTGTTTGTTTGTCTTTTATAACACTATCGGGGTGTGGAAATAAAGATTTTCTTGGAACAACTTTTACTTTCAAATACGCAAAAGTCAGACTAGTTGACGGACGAATTGTCGAAGGTGAAGTAAAGCAATGGGCAAAATATGACAAACAAGATAGTATTCGTGTGAGTTTCGAAAATGGCGAGGTATATTACACTCACTCAAGCAACGTAACACTGTATAACAAATAGATGGGAATTAACATGGACCTACAAGACTTTATCTATTTATTATTCGGCCTAGTCTGGCTCTCTGGTTTGATCTGGGCCAGTGTGATAGCGTTTAAAAACAGAAAGGAGAAATGATGAGTTTGGATAATGTACATATACCAATGCGAGCGAATAGAATTCTATCTATTGCCCAAATAAATGGCAAGCTAGAGATAGCTATACTTGGGGAGAGTTTTTTTGAAACCGATTCATACTTTGAAGATCTGCACGATGCAGTGCTGCCATTTGACAATATAAGAGATTTAAAGCGTATTATTGATCATATCATTGATGTGGAGGACAATAAATGAGGGTATATGTTGTTAGGAAATACCATGGACGCTCAAGTTGGAGCGATCCTAAACACTTAGCAAAGTATACAGAGAAAGAATTCCATGCTAGATCCGAGGCACTTGCTTATCGTGAAAGTTTAGGATTGAATGGAATTATAGAAGTATACTGCAGGGAGGTTAGTAAATGAATCTAAGAAGTCGGTTTGGGTATTTAATTTTGGCTTTGCAACAGTATCCGTTTGAAAAAGAAATCAAGGAACGAATCGAAGAAATCGAAGTGCCTTGGAAACCAACCGATCCAAATACAGGGATCAAAAGTAATAAGGTAATGACACCGAAAGCCCTGGCCGATATTATCAAAAAAGAATCGGATCCAGAACTACATCGTCTCGAATTGCTTCGAGAGGCAATCAGCACTATCAAAATTCTAACACCCGAAAAACAATGGGCTGCAATCAAAGAAGTATACATTGATGGAACTCTAACTGTGGAAGGAGCATCAATCAAATACTTGCACTGTAGTAAGTCTCTTGCCTACAAGGAAGTGATCGAGCCATTCTTTAGTGGGCTTGAAAAGAAAATCTACGAACTATCTGCTAACACTAAGATTAATATTAATTTGGAAAAAAGTTAAAAATACAGCCGAAAGTGTGGAAAAAAAATTAAAAATAAGGTGGTAAAATTATATCATCGGGTAAAACCGAACCGATGGATCCTTATAAAACGGGTTATGAGTTAGCTCAGTCGGTAGAGCGGTCGGGTTATGACCGGCGTGTCACAGGTTCGAATCCTGTACTCATAATATCAGCCAAGTCAGCAATGCTGGCTTTTTTTATTTTAACGTGAAGGGAGGTGACACTATGAACATTGTGGATCCAATCAGAGATAAGGATGATATTCAAGCTATGAAGGAATATCTGCGAGAATGGAATGAGCGGAACTACTTGCTCTTTTTATTTGGCATTAATTCCGGATTGCGAGTGGGCGACATTCTTCGAATACGAGTAAAGGATGTGCAAGGTTGGTATATCAAAATCAAAGAGCAGAAGACTGGCAAAAGGAAACAGCTCAAGATGACAA